AGACCCGAAGCGGCCGGTCGGCAGCCACGTGGACGGCTGGTCCTGGTCCTCCTGCGAGTTGTCCGGCGGCACGTAGTGCTTGCCGGTCACCTCGCGGATCCCGAGGCGACGGAACGCGGCGGCCTTGGGCATCCCGGCCCGCTGCTCATCGGACTCCTCCGGCCGCGACGGGAACTCACCCTTGTCGTCACCCTGCTCGTCGCCGTCGTCCTGCTGTTCCTCGTCGCCACCTTGATCCATCGGCGGGGCGTCCGGGTCCGACTGCTGCTCGGCCATCTGCTCGTCGTCCTCCGTGGGCGCCAGCGCGGGCACGTCCTCGGGCTGGTCCCCGAGTGCGGGCAACGTCCAGTCCTGCCCGGCCAGCTGCGGCTGGGTCTGCGGGACGATCGCTTTGGGTGAGAAGTCGTCGCGCAGGTCCTGCGGGATCGGTAGACCCTCCCGCTGCAGCGCCTGGAAGGTCTTCTTGCGAGTCTCCTGCTCGGCGACCGCGAGTGCTACTGCCTCTTGCGATCGCTGTTCCAGGGCCTCGTCGAAGTCGATACCGGTCGTTTGAAGGCGGGCACGGTAGGGGACAGGAACACCCTGCTCGGCCAGCGCTTCGATGAACTGTCGCTCCGTGTCCTCATCAGAGATGTTGAGCGTCTTGAACGTGAGGTCGGGAACCAGGAGCTTGGGGACTTCGACAATCCGCTCTTCTCCGCTCTCCTCGTCGATCTCGTAGATCTCCTCGGTGATCAGGTACCGCTTGCCCTGCCGGACCTCGTAGTCGAAGTGCTCCTGCGCCTCGGCCACGATGGCGGCCCGGTCATACACGAACTGCGCCTGCATCTTCTGGAAGTGGCTCAACAGCTGCGTGACCACGTCGCGGTTCAGCGCGTCGGCCGCGTACGTCTCTCCGGCGCTTGCCCCCGTGAGCATCGTCTGGCTCAGGCCGAACACCATCAGCAGCCGCTCGGTGATCCGGTCGAAGTCGTTCGACAGGTCCGGCACGTTCTCACGTCCGAAGACCGGCTGCATGTCGATGGCCCAGTGGTAGGTCAACGCCCGGAAGTCGGCGGCCAGGGCCGCGTCGAGCGAGGCGTTGAACTCCTCCATCTCGTCCTGGGTGGGGATCCACGGGACCTGGGTGCCCAGCTCGTTCGCGGGCGCGCCTAGCTTGGTCAGGATCAGCGGCGTGTACAGGCGGTCCGCGATCGAGTCCAATGCCGAGTTGAGCATCTCCTCCTGGATGATCGTCCGGAACCCGCGCATCAGGATCGGGATGCCCCGGTTGGAGAAGTCGTCGGCCTCGAAGCGCATCTGCTTGAGGATGATGTTGGAGACCGGCATCAGCGCGTCCTGCGACGCGTAGTTCAGCAGCTCCGGGAACGCGGAGACCAGCTGCGTGTACTGCCAGTGCGGGGTGCGGGTGGTCAAGACCTTGCGCAGCGACTCGGGCAGCCGCATCAGGTAGCGGGGCTCGCTGAGGAACAGCCCGTTCTCGACCTCGACGTCGTCGGGGTTGATGAGCTGGTCCGCCTCCCAGATGCCCAGGTTCTCGTTCCAGCCGCCGAGCGCCCAGCTCTCGCCGGACAGCCAGTACTGCCTGCCGAGCTTGAGCAGGAACTCCTCGTACTTGAGCTGGTCGAAGAACAGGTCCGAGTAGAAGTCGACCAGCTGCGGGTCCTTGCACTCGAACGCCATCCCCTGCATGGGGAGCTTGGAGAACACGTCGATGCAGGCGCTCACCACCGGGTGCGTCACGTACAGGAGGCGGCAGTTCTTGCTCGCGTACCCCCACGCCACGTAGTTGCCGGTGGTGGTCTGCATCGACACGACCTGACCGCCGCCGAGGGAGGCGATCGCGGTGACCTCGTCGGTGCCGCCGTCGGCCAGCGACGCCGCCTGGTCGTACCCGGCGCTGACCTGCGGGATCGCGGCGCGCACGTTGGAGATCATCAGCAGATCGCTGCCCACCGTGGCGGGCCGATACTCGGTGATCATCTCCGTCTGCGGATGCGGCGCGCCCCGCTGGTTCCACAGGAGCTTCGTGTAGGTCGGGTTGTACCACTGGTGGTCCGGGGTGCACTTGACCGTGGCGCCGGAGGCCATCGACATCTGCACCACCTGCGGTGCGATGCGGGTATTCACGGCCAGCACGGTGGAGGGCACGTACTGGCGGGTCATGCCGCCGTTCCACTGCATCTGGTACGTCCAGCCCTGCACCACGTCGCCGACCACGATCTGGCCGATCGGCTTGCTGGTGCCATCAGCCATAAGGATCGGCGCGTCCGGGGTGTTGCAGAACTCCCGGATCCGCTGCAGCTCGGCGGGCTCGGTGAAGTTGAACGGGATGTTGTTCTGTTTCCAGTACCACATCGGGTCGCGCGGACGGCTCGTGGCCATCTGCATCGAGCCGCCGGTACCGAAGGAGCCAGTCCGCTGCTGGCGCCCCTGGGTGAGGCGGCGCCTGCGCATCTCGGCGACCGCGTCGTCACTGCGCTGCCGCGCCCCAGCGCTCGGGGCACTGAACGGCAGACCGGTGCCGGTCTGATCGCTGACCCGGCGCACGTTCATGCCCTCGCGGGTGAACCGGGAGCCCGAGTGGTCCATCGAGGATCGGCGCTGCCCCCGGCGGTCGTTGATCTCGAAGTCGGCCACCGGGTTATGCGCTCGCTTCCTGGGACAGGATCCGCTGGCCGAGGGCCCGGATCAGGTTGCCGAACTCACGCAGGACCGGCCAGTCCAACGAGACGCCCGCCCGGGCCAGGTGCACGAAGCACGCGAGGTTCTCCGTGCAGGTGGGGCACAGCCACACGTCGGACAGCTCCTCGTGCCGCCGCGTCACCAGTGGCGAGGGCGAGTGGAACCGGGCCCCGACGCACGGGTGCACCGACGCGCGCTTGGACCAGCCGTCGGGGGTTCCCTGCTCGGCCAGCAGCGCGTCGATGTGCTCGGAACGGACTCGGGTCACCGGCGACTGGCCTTCACGTGACGCGCCATCGCCGCCGGGTCGGGCGCGTGCAGGATCGCCAGGTGCCGCAGGTAGTCGGCCTCGCTCAGGCGCCCGCCCCGGGAGTTGCGGTAGGACTTCTTCTTGACGAACGGCGGAGCCTTCCTTCCACCGACCGAAGCCTCACCCGCCTCGGCGTCATCATCGCCCGCACTATCCGCCACGTCAGGTTCATCGACATCGGGATCCTCCTCGTCGTCCTCACCGGCGCCAGGAGCCCCGGCACCGAACGGTGGGGCACCCTGACCTGGGTCTGCACCCGCTGGGGCCGCCTGGGGCTGCTCGGGGCCGCCGGGAGGCGTCTCGCCGGGACGGCCCGGCCACGGGTACGGCTGACCGTCCACCGACATCGGGAAGGCCGCGTACTGCGGCTGCACCTGCACGGTGAACGAGGCGGTGCAGAAACCGCACTCGATCGAGCCGTCACTTCGGGCAGTGACGGAACCGCTGCCGCAGAAGGGACAATGCAATACGTCGATGGTGTTGCCGGATACGTGCGCGATACGCACCATCACCGGTGCATCTAGTGATGCGCTTGTGTCCTTGAGCACTGCGAAACGCGCGCGCCCGTTATCGTCACCCATGGCATCTCCCAGGCCTTCTTCGTAACCGTCCATGAAGTGCTCGGGATGAGTGGAGCTGTTATGCGCATGCTCCAACTCCGCCACATTGACCCCTCCCGCGAGGCCATGCGTGTGTCCCAGCTCGTATCCACGCCAGTTCTCGTGGAACTCAGGCCCCAGATCATCCAAGCGGGGCTCACGCGTGTGCTGCAACCAATCGTGGAAAGTCAGTGACTTTTCGGGATCACCATCGCCACGCGCGGCATTCGGGTCCCCGTAGAAGGCGCGGGTCTCTTCCCGGTAGCCGCCGGAGGCACGCTCGGCGCGCTGCTCCTGCACGGCCCGGTTGAGCCGGTACTCCTCGATGTTCTCGCTCGCCCGCGACGACTCGTGCGCGTCCAGCCCGTCGGGGGTCCACAGGTGCCGAGGCAGCACCGCGATCTTCTGCGGCCCGAACCGGTCGTGGGCAATGACGAACCCGTTCTGGCCGCGCGTCTCCGAGGCGAGCGCGGGCAACGCACGCGGCGAGAACAGGCGCGAGTGCGCGTGGAAGGCGGCCTCTTCCCCATGCCCGTCGAAGTCGCGTCCGGTGCTCGCGTGCCCGAACGCGTCGTGCACCGCGCGGAACTTGTCGTTCTCCTCGTTAGTGAAGAACGGGTGCGGGCCGGTGCTGGCCGTGCTCAGCACCTTGATCCGCTTATTGTCCTGCAGGTCGCGGGCCATCTCACCCGCGTTGCGGTACGGGTCGTGGTCGACGAACTCGGCCCTGATCCCCATCCGGTTCGTCAGGTGATCGAACTGCTGTGCCACCTCGTGGCGCATCGCGTCGAAGTGCGGCACCGCCGTCTGGTCGAACATGGGCAGCTTGCCGTACTCGCGGGACAGGTGGTGGACCCGGTCCGCGCTCTGCCGGATCGCGCCGTAGTTGATGCCCGAGTGCGGGTCGTCCAGGCCCCGCATGGACGCGTACGCGCGGGCGCCCTCGACGATGCGCCGCGCCGGTTCCAGTGACGGCGCGACCCCGCGCATCTTCTGCTCCAGCCACGGGGCGGCCGACTGGTGGTGCCCGTGACGCAGCTGTCGGCCGCAGGCGATGTGGTGGCAGCCGAACCGGGCGTAGTTCGCCAAGATCTCCTCGGCGCTCACGCTGACTCCTCGACCGGCCCCGTGAATGCGTCACGCAGCAGGACCTGGGCGCCGAGCGCGACGACCCGCTCGACCTCCTCCGGGTGCAGCTGCTCGTAGGCCAGGTCCAGGGACGCGTCCACCTTGAGGCGCCCCTGGACGAACTGCAGCGCGTCGTGCGCGATCTGCTCCCAGGTGTCGAGCCGCTTGGCCCGCGCCAGGAAGTTGATCACGCCCTCTTCGCCCTCGGCGTTCATCACCC